CACCCATAGTGAGTAGCGAATTAGAACCAATTCTTTTAAAATTGGTTTTATAATCACCACTACCCACAATATTACCTATAAATCCTCCAATGGCCCGTCCAGGGCCAGAATTTCCAGTCCATCCACCGACACGGGCCCCAGCATTTGCTAGGGGTCGCGGACCGGTGAAGTCTGAAATGAGGCCTTTGGCCTCACGGTAGGCGGCTTTACGTAGGGCTGGTGTTGCATTAGCAAGACCATAACCCAAAGGAGCCATCCCTACCAACGCGCGGGCAGCTTGATACACTGCTGGCGTGTTTTTCATAGTTTGTTTGTTTTGTTTACTTTTAGTTTTATTCGTCATTGTATTGGATGCCGCACAACAAACGGGACTATACATCACGACCCAACCATTATCTGTATATGTTAAACAGAGTATTTAAATCTTTTCATTATAGTCAGCGAAAACTGACTCCTCAAGAGAGAATTTTGTGTTGGGAATTTCCGTGTAGTCTCTTGGCGTTTGGTTAGCACTCAGAGAGTTTTGGAAAATTACGGGTCGTGACCCAATGGCAATTACGGTTGCCTCGGCGTGATAGTTTAACGTCTTATCAAGGACCACAGTTTCACTACCAGAAACCAGACTGCTCTATCAGCTCCTGGGCCGCACCCAGCTGAAGATAGGGCAAATGTCTTGTTTCGTAAATAAACTGATTGTACAGGTCAGCCTTACAGACAGTAGTCTCCGCAGAATGACTAAGTAAGTTAACCAACAATTTCTCTATACTAACAGGGAAAGCTGTGCCACACGTGAACAGTGTTGAGCAAAATTCAAATTCTTCGTCCACTTTTTCGTAGAACTTGAGAGTTTTGCCCAATTGGCTATACCATCCAACTGCATTGTGCACCCAATTTTCCAAACCATCATCACCCATAGCCATAGCCCATGGTACAACAGAGGGTGCAGCCTGTAATTGAACCCAAAAGGAGTTTACACAACGCACCCATGAATTGGTTGAGGAGGTGCAGTACCAGCCGCTTGGCATAATACCAGGGCGGACTTGAGCGTACAAATCACCATTAGATAACATAAACAACTTCCGTTGCAATACATACATGTGGGCTCTCGAGATTACATACCAGATAGAGTCCTTACCTGAATTAAGATAAGCTCGTCTCTCGAGATCGGAATTGAAGTCGTCGGGGGACATTGACCAATCCCACCCGGAAACATCAGCCATAGCCAGGTCTAACGCCTGGACACGGACAGTGGATTCCAAGATCTTCAATCCCTCATCATCCATTCCCATACCGGGTTTGGACGGACACTGACTCCAGTTGTTGATCTCAACATTATTCTGCAGAGAAAACAACAATCTGGAGATAAGGTTATCAACTATTGACATAGAAACAATAAGCCGAACCCTTCCTTCCTGCAATTTCCTAAGGGGATGTGGCTCGTTCTTAACGAACAGTTTAGCAGGATCACAA